TGAAGTTCTTCCCCACTCATTGTTGGTATTGTCATTTCTATCGTACCAACGTTTTCTCTTACTCTATTTCTTATAGTATATCCTTTTGTGTTTGTGTAAGCGTCTTTATCAACGTCATTTGCACTTATATCGTGTTCAGGTAATGTACTTTCATAGCCTATTTTATAAGGAAATTTTTTATAGTTATCACTACTTCCCCATTTCCTTACATATATTTTATCATATTGTACCTTTTCATATTTAGTTCCTGTTATTGTATCACCAACACTATAATTAGTAAACAATGTATAAGTATCACCACTTTTAGTATAATATTCGGTATTCGCCTCATATTTAGTTGTTGTTGCTATTATATACATACATTACCCTCCTATTTCTATTGGCTTACCATTTGTTATTGCCATATCTTGTAAATCATTTATCATATAACTTGCAAGTTTTTTGTTTTTGTCAAGATATATATTAATAACTTGTGGTGAACTATTTTTTTGAACATTTCCTATTTTTCTATCCAAAAAGTCAACAACTTGATTTTGATTTGCTACAAATGATTGCCCCCCAACTTGACCTATAAGTTCAGGACCACGTTCGTTTACTCTCATTATTTGTCCTACTGGAGGCAAACCACCATTTGCATAATTGTTATCTTTTCTACCAGCCCCCCCACTATGTCCACCACCAGAAGAACCTTTAACATTTAATTCAAATATTTTTAATATTTTTTCTCTTAAAGTTTCAACTTTTTTAAGAGCATCTTTTGTATCTAACTCTATTTTACCTTTATAAGTAGATTTTATTTTTCCAAGACTATTTTGTAATTTCTCAATTCTGTCGTTGTATATTTTCCAATCACGTTCATTATTGGCAATTTGGTTTCTTTCGTCTTTTAATTGTTCTATTTCAACAGTAAACAATTTAATTAATCTTTTCTTTTGCTCTTCGTTCAATAATCCATTGTCATTCATTTCAATTAATAAATCTACATCGTGTTGTTGTTCTTCATTTAATGTTTGTTGAGTTTTTATTAATTTGCCTGTTGTTCCATTTAAACTATTCCACATATCTACTACTAAATTGCCAGTTCTTTTTTGTTCTTCTAAACTTTTAGACAATTCATCAGTATTATGTATATTTTTTAAAAGCCCATCTGCTAATAATTCGTTTTGCTTTTTAGTGTTTTTACCTTCTTTAGCATTTTTAATTAAAGCATCTGTATTTTTCTTCCAATTTTCAGTAGATTTTGAAGTCATATTTTTAAGGTTTTCCATTCTTTTGCTTAAATCTTTAGCTTCTTTATCTACTTCTTTATACCCATCAATTGCTATTTTTATAAGAAACACATCAACAGTTAATAATGTTAAAGTTTTTAAAATTCCTAATAATCCACTTGCACCAGCCCCTGTTTGAGAACCAGCACTACCAAGCGTTTTAGCAAAACTTAAACCTGATATTTTTTTAAATATTCCCAAAAGTGAACTAGCGCCTAGTAAAATAGAACCACCTACTGCTAATGCACCTAAAACAGTGCCACCTGTTATATGGTCAAATTTAAAACTTACATCACCTGTTTTTTCGTCTATAAGTTTTGTAAAACCTAACCATTCCATTATTTTATCTCTAATTCTAGTTGCTTTGTTTTCTACATCACTTAATGTTTTTTGATAATCTTCAAATGTTTTATTAAAAGCATCAAGTAATTTAGGATTAATTCCTGTTCCACCAGTTCCTCCTACACCCCCACTTGCAGAACTTGGTGTAGTAATTACATTTAATTTATCAAAGCCTCTTAATCCTTGTTTTAATTTTTTAGCACTTGCGCCAGCACTTTTTAACCCCTCATCTAAATCCCAAGCGCCTGTGCTAGCACTATCAAAAAAGTCATAATCCTCTTCTTTAAAACCTACTAATGCAGCAAATGTACTTATTATTTCAGTTAGTACCATTAATATTGCATTTAAGTAAGGCAATATTTTAGCAAGTATTGGCAAAAATACATTACCAACAGCACGAGTTAATCTTTCCCATTGGTCATTTAATATTCTCATTTGATTTGATGGGGATTCTAATGTACGTCCAAGATCACCAATACTACCTTGTAATTGTTGAGTTAATGAAATTATAATAAGTAATCTTTTTTCTGCAAAAGATAAGTTTTTTACTGTGTTTTCTATTCCTAAATTATCTAATGTTGTTTGTAATGTTGCTTGTGTAATGTCTGCCCCTGCAAGTCCACGAATTGGTTTTGTTTGCCCTGCTAATGAACTTTGCAATACACTTGAAGCTCTACTAAAATCAACGTTATATAAAGAAGAAATATCTAAACTCATTTCAGTTAATAATTGTGATACTCTTTCACCGACTTCTTCTGTAACACCCATAGCATTTGCAAGTTGTTTAAATTTACCTGTTGTTTGTATTAACCAAGATTCATCTAAACCATACATTTCTGCCATTTTATTTACAAATCTTGTTGCACTATCATAATTGCCTTTGAATGCAACTTGAAATAAGTTGAAGTTTTCTAAATAATCAAAACTTTGTTTTGTTAATGAGCCAAATGAACTAGCAAGCCTTTTTATACCACTAGCAAATCTACTTACTAAAGCATAATCAAAAGCGATTTTAGTTCTTCTTGACATTTCATTTGTTGATTTTGCTATGTCTTTAATTGTACTAGCACTCGATTCAACATCTTTTACTTTTGATGTATCCATTCCTTTTAAAACAGCATTTACAATTTTTAATTGTTCTGCATATCTTTCTAGTTTTTTTTCACCTGTTATTTGATTTTTAAACTTAATGCTTACATCAGTTTCATTATTCAATTTTACTTACACTCTCCTTTCTTTTAATTTTATTTAAATATTGTTGTTTTAATGTTCCATAATATACAAGAGAGTTTTCATATTCTTTGTATTTGTTTTCTTTATGTAATTCTTTTTGTTTTTGATTATTATTTTTTTCTTTTTCTAGTTCCATATATGGTTTACTAGGATATTCTTCTATTTTTGTGTTATCTTTATGTTTTGATAACATATTATGTATAAATTGTTTTAAAGAACTTAATAATCTTCCATTTCCACCATATATATATAAGCCCCTTAACCAACTTTTGTAATCCTCTTCTTCCATTTCTCTTTTTTTCTTGTTAATAAAAGAAGTACGATATGAAACAAATAATTGTGGATCATCTTTCCAAAATTCTTCTGCACTCATACCGTACTCTATTGCTTGTGGAAAAAGATAATTACAAAAATATTCATAATAAGAATAATTATATTTAGCAAATATATCTTCTTCTTGATTAATTAATTCTTCTTGTTGGCTAGGGCTTTCAAGTTTTTTTGTTCTTCAATATAAGTGTCTCTTATATCTTTGCTTTTTTCAATATATTCTATAAGTTTATCTCCTAACCAACTTGCTTTTTCTTCATTTTCTAAATAAGGTTTTAATAATTCTTGAACTTGTTTAAATGTAAGTTTATGATTTGGATATAACCATAAGTAAAAAGACCTTTCCATTATTTTATGAATTGCTTTATCTTTTAACTCTACTTCTTCTTGTATTTTTTCATCACTTATATCAAGCATTTTAGTTGGGTCAAAATCATCACTTATTTCTTCTTCATCAATATATGTATAAAAATCTCTATTTATAATATTCATAGTTTTATTTATATCACATAACTTATCTATTTGAATAATACTATCTCTATTTAATTCTAAAGTGTATTCTTCTCCATTTAATTCTATTATTTCATTTTTTTTCATATTATCTTTCTCCTATTTTCCAATTTAAGTATATTTATAAGCGATTTAAGGCACTTTATTATTTTATTTGATATATTTATCATTTAGAATAAAAAGTGCCTTAAAACACTTTATTTTTATTCTACAATTACTAATACAGTTCTCTTAAATGTAGCATAATTGCTCTTTGTTGCAGTTAATGTTACAATTGCACTACCAACAGCAACAGCAGTTATAGTACATTGATTTGCAGTTGCACTTGAACCCATAGTTGCAGTTGCTACTCCTTGTGTATCACTTTGAGAAGTTATTGTTGCACCAGCTGGATCTGTAGATAAATTGTAAACTTTTGTATGATTAGTTCCAGCAGCAGCAGTTAGATGAATTACATCATCAATTCCTGTTGTAAATACTACTGTATCTTCTACTAAATCATAGCAATTATCTACATATTCATCTTTTGTAGAAGGCGTAATTGTTAATGTTCCTTGCTCTAAAGCACCTACATCAGTATTATTTAGCATATAATCAACAGTACCACTAAATTTAATTCCTGTAAAGTCAGGTAAGATTCTTAAAAAATCATGTTCTTGACCTTTTGCTGCTTCAATAATATTAATATTATCTCTATGTGCAAAAAAAGGTAAAGATTTTTGTGGATTCTCTTGTCTACCAGCAACACTTGTAGCTTGTGCATTACCAACAGCAGTTTTATCTAATTGAGCAGGTGTAGAACCATTTTCACCAGTTCCTTCTGTTGGTAAAAAGATAGAATATAATCCATTTGGTTTCTTTATAAGTAAACCACTACCATTGTGTTCGCTTAATGCTCTATCTTCTGGTGTATTAAAAGCAAACATTTGAATATTTAATTTCATACTTTCATCTCCTTATAATATTTCCTCTAGCATTTCCTATTAAACATTGATACTGTATTGTTCTTCTTAAAATACTTGTATCAAGATTAGGAATAGGTCTATTTAGAGTTTTTTTCATATTTAATATTTTTTCAAAGAAATATGCAGTTAATTTACATAATTCATTATCTATGACATTTGATGAAATTGTTTCTTCATCAATTATTTTATCTTTTATATAACAATTTATTGTAAAGTAGAATCCCTCATAATATTCAATTTTATCATTTGTACAATAATCAGTATCTACTATATTACATACACAAGTTACTAATGGAAAATAGGTTGAGGTGTTGGTGTTGTGTTTGACAACTCTGGTATTGTATTGTGAATTTTCTTCAATAAATTTTTTATATCTATCAAATATTTCTTCATATTTATCAATCATTATTGCACCTCTTTACTTAAATATTCGTTTACCCATTCACTCATTCTTGCTTTACATTCTATTTCAGTATATCTATATATTTCAAACCCCATATAACCAGAATATAGAATACCACTTTCTCCATAAACATTTTTAGGTAAATACCACATTTGACCTTTTCTATTTTTACTTTTACTGCTATTTATATCATTATAGTTCCAAGATTTACTATTTCCTGTCATTATGCCTATAACACCAGTGCCATATTCAAAAGCCAATGCTATACTAAACATACCATTTGGATACCCACTTGTATTAAATGGTATTGTGTTATATTTATCAGCAGGTATTTTAGCATCATTATATAAAATAAAACCATTATCTGTTTCTTCTATATGATGACTATTTTTATATAAATCTATTTCTTCATCATTTGAAGTACCACCAACAAGTCTTTCATTTGTAATTCTTTTTACAACTTCCATAACTTTTTCTTGTAAAAATTGTTGAAAATTCTTATCATTTTTAATTTTTAATAATTGTTCAACAATTTCTATATGTTTTTGAAGTTTATTTAAACCTTGTGTATCTATTTTTATATTTAACATTTTATTCTTCTTTTCCAGTAAAATTATATTTAGGTTTTTCTTGTTTTTCTTCTTTTTCTTCTACTAAAACAAATTTACCTGTTCCAATATAATCACCTGCTAAAGATTTTTTTACTTCTTTTATAGCATTTGTTTTAATGTCTTTAATTTTAACTGTTTCCATTTAATTTTCCTCCTTTATTAATTCTTCAAATATAACCATTATTCTTGTATTTTGTGGTTTATAACTTCTAACAATATAATTGGCTTTTGAACCATTTACTTTTTCCCCTTTTGGTGTTGCGCCATACAAATATGCTAAATCAAATTTTTTAAACTTACCATCATTTGTATAATCAATTAAGCAACTAATGATTTTATTTTCGGTTTCACCAAACTCTTTTATAAATGCCTCTAAATCTTTTCTTGTAAGTGGTTGATAATTTACTCTACCAAAATAGAATGGTTTATTATATTTTACTATTTCGTTGTTGTGGTCATCATATATTACTTCTTTTTTTGTTGCAATATACAAATCTTTATTCCAATTTGTAAATATATTATTTTTTGGTTTAAACATTGTTTTCTACCTCATCACTAATAAAACCAACCATTGTTTCTATTTCATTTCTTAATTCATAAGAAATATAACCACTATCTCTAGTCCAACTTAAACCGTTTTCACTATATGATTTAATACCTTGTGTTCCTATACTATTATATAATTCTTCACAACATCTTAATTGCCAATTTTTATATTTGCTAGGAAGTTCCATATTTGAGAAATCTTTATAAGGAAATCTTATGGATAGTCCTACATACTTACTATCTTCTAATAGTCTTTTTAAAACTTTTGTATAAGTTCCTAAATCCCCAAATACATTTTGGTCATATTCTATTCTGTTTTTTAATAGTTCAAGTTGAGTATTTGAACTATCCATAAGTCATCACTCCTTTTAATTAACCTCTTGAAATTATTTCAGCAACAGGAATTGCTTTATGGTCAACATAACGCTTGTCAGCACCATCTTTACCATTATTAACAATTGCCCAGTTAGAACCAGTTGCTAATTCAGCATTAGTTGGTGAATTGCTTGACATACTTGCTTTTGTAAATGAAATCCATTTTGGAGCAAATAATTTTCTTTGTCTTGTATAAAGAACATCAATTCCACCATCAGTTGCAGGATCTCTCCACATTTCGTTTGAATGTTTAACACCTACATTATCGTATTCAAAGAATTTTTCTCCTAATACATAAGTTACATATTTAGTTCCTGCTACTACATAATCATTTGCAGCAACATCTTCTGGATAGAAATCTGATGCTTTAACAGTGCTTAATAAGATTTGACCATCAGTTGGTGAACTTGAAACAACTTTTAATGCACCACTTGTAGCAGAAGTAGCTTCATCATAACCCTCTAATACTGGCATTCCATCATCTATTACAACTAATTTACCATTATATGTTGCTAAACCTAAATCTCTTTGAATACCATTTGAGTCAGTATATTTTAAAAATTCTAATAAATTTAGATTTTCTAAATTAGTAGCAACTGCACTGTGCATAAATGATAATCTAAAGTTTTTCTTCTTATCACCACAAGCCTTTTGTAAAGCACTATTTAATGAAGTTGCACTAATTTTGCTATTATCTCCTGATAAGTTACTAATATCAGTAATGTGGTTAGCAATAAAACCACTTGTATCAGTCATAGCAAATATACCTTTTAAAATTGCAAGAATATCTGCTTGGTCTACTTCATCATAATATTCTTTAACTTCTTGTGCCATTGGCATAAAATCTTCTCCAGTTAATTCAGTTGAGAAGTCTTTTTCTTGCCATCCTTTCATTCTACCAATTATAATTTTACCTTGTTCAAAAGTATCTCTTGAAGTTGCAGTTAAATCAACAACACCATCATAGTTTAATACTTGTCCATCTAATAAACCTTTAATTGGTTCTGTAAAGTAGTTTCCACCTACTTCATCTCTTAATCTAGCAGTTAGATTTGGTTTTGGATCTAACAAACCATTTTTGATTAAAGAGTTTTCCTTTGTATTTGGAACTTTTTGCATATATTTCTCAAATACAGTAGGATTCCATGTTTTACTATCAAATTTTGCCATTTTATCCATCTCCTTTTCAATTTATTTTGGCATTATAAGTTTGCAAATTCTGTTGGATGTTCTTCTGCAAACTTTGTTTGTTCTTCTTGTGATAACTTGGTATATTTATCCCAAGTCATTACATTATCATTTTGATTAACATTTGAAATAGTAGGATTTAGATTAACTTTAGTAAGATTTTCAGTTGTTTCTTTTACAACAAGTTCTTTTTGAGATTCTAACATTGACTTTAATTCGTTCGCAGAAGTTAAAGTTTTTTGTTCATCTTGATCTACTAATTTTGCAATTAAAGTATCGCTTACATTTAATCCTGCTAATACATCTTTTGCTTTAGCAGTATTTACAATTATTCTACTTTCTGCAAGATTTTTGGCAATTTCTTCTTTATCTTTTGCCATTTTCTCTTGTTCAGTTAATTGTGAATTTTTATAGTTCTCATTTTCCTTTTTAATTTGGTCATAATCACTATATTTTGCTAAATCACTTTGCAATTGATTAATACGAGTTTCATATTGATTTTTTTCTTCTGTTTTGTCTTTATGCCACTCATTTAATAAATTAGTAACTTGTTCTTCTGTTGCTCCCTCTCCTAATATTTGTCTTGCTTTTTCACGGTTCATATTTTTCTCCTTTCATACGATAGATTTTTAACGGAATCTACAAACCCTAGAGATTTATATTTAACATTTGAAAAGCACAAATGTTAATACCTAATTTTGGTTGCTCAACTAGGATTCGAACCTAGACATGAGTGGTTCAAAGCCACTTGTGTTTCCGTTTCACCATTGAGCAATATTAAGGGTTTTATAACCCTTGATTTTCTTTTTGTTTTATATCTTGCATTTTATTATTTTGTTCTTTTACATCATTTTGTTTTTTGTTTATTTCATTTTGCAATAATTCTCTTTGTTTCATATATGCCTCTTGAAGTTTAGTAACAGAAGTTGGATCACTAAATAATCCTACTACTGCATTTGCAACTTGTGGTGGCATATTTACACTTTGTAGATTCATTAATGCTTGTGTTTTAGTTAATAAGTTATCACTTAAATCTCTACTAAATTTAATATCTATATTGCTTATTTTTAAGTTTTTAATTTCACTATCACTAGCTTTTCTACATATTTTAAGAATTACTTTTAATGAATTTCTATCACATTTTTTAAATGCTTTTTCTTCATTACCAACTCTTACACTTGCACTTGTAAAGCCTTGACCTGTAAGCATAGCCTTACCAGTTTCAGCATTACTAAAATCACCGCTTTGATTTGCTTCAGGCACACTTAATATACTATGCAAAGCACTTAATTTTCTTAAATAATATATTTGTGTATCTAAACTTTTTAATCTTGATTGTAGTAAGTCTACACTTGCTTTCTTTTGGTCAGTAGATTTAATAGAAACAGCTCCATATTGTTTAATTTTATCCATTCCATTTTTGTCTACTTCTGCATTAGTAAATACCATTATGCTATTAACAAATCCCTCAATATCATCTAAATCAAGATTTTCAACATAGTTAAGATCATCAAATATATCTTTACATATTTCAAGAAAACTCATTCTTTTTCTATTAAACCAATATTCAGTAATTAAATGAATATTTTGAATGATAGGAACACTTCTTACTTCTTGATTATCTACTATTTGATTTATAATTTGTAATGTACCTGTTTTATTGTTTATAATATACATATTATTTCTAGTATATACTGTATATTCATCATAATATATAGGTACATCTTCTTTTTCCCCTGTATCTGGGTTTACTTGTTGTGTAATATATTTTTTGCTTGTTTTAACAAATGCTAATAATTGCTCGTGTTCAACAGAACTAGAATATACAACTTCTGTATTTAAAACATCTAAATTAATAATATCAAAAGGTGCTTCATCATCTTCACTTGTTTTACTGTATTTAATGAATCTAAAACCTCTACCAACAGTAAATATATCTTCATATATATCTTGGTCTTTTTGATCTTTATCTTCATAATTTACATAATTATTTAAAATAGTAATTTCTTCATTTGATTTGTCATCTGATGGAGCATATTGAATTGGTTTGCCTAATAAAAATGCTTTTTTCCATTCTTGAAATGCCCAAGCCCAATTTTCTACACTTTTATTATTAATTTCTTCTCTTGTTAATTTAACTTTATTTTTTATGTCTTGGTCGCCATACAAATAATTTTGCAAATATACACTTTCAGCATTGTTTTTTTCGTGTAATCCAATACTATTGTTTAATATATCTAAAACTTTACTTTCTATTTGTTCAGGAGTTCCACTTAATAATTGTTCT